GTTTCAGGCACGTGTGTGTAAGATTTTACACCCCATACGGGTCGGCGTTCCTTTCTTTGGCTGACTTAGAGGCATGGCATGAATTGCATAGCGGCTGCAAGTTTTCCGTATCAAAGAACTCGCCACCCAGTCGCACGGGTTTGATGTGGTCCACCATCTGCGCCAAGGTAATTAAACCGACATCCTCACACGCTTTGCATAACGGTGATGCTTGTAACACTGATGCGCGAAGGTTGCGCCAGTGTGTAGTGTGGTATCGGGGCTCAACAAATGCGCCCTTGGTATACTCACGGCGAGGCTTACCGCCCTGCTTAGGTTTGTTTAGTGATGGCATTATAGGCGTGGGGTTAGATCTTCGGTGTACATGGTGCGCGATCCAGTAAAGTGGACCGGGATTGTATGGCATTCGCCGTGCCTGTTCTTAGCTACAATAACCTCAGCCTCTTCTATCTCGTGTTTCTCTCCGCTGTAGTACGCAGGTCGGAAAGGAAACAGCACAACGTCTGCGTCTTGCTCTATGCTTCCGCTCTCCCTTATGTCGGATAACATGGGCCGCTTATCGCTTCGCTCTTCACACTTACGGCTTAACTGAGCTAACACTACTACAGTAATCTGTAACTCTTTGGCTAATAGCTTGAGGCTTCTGCTTATCTCTGCTATCTCCTGTTCTCTGTCTCGCTTAGTTCCTTTGATTAATTGGATGTAATCAATTACCAATAAATCTAGGCCGTGTTTGGCTTTATGAATCTTGGCCTTGCTGTTCAACTGTTGTATCGTGCAATTTGGTTCATCATCTACAAAAAACTCTACATCACTGGCGTTGACTGATTCGCATAGCTCCTGCAGTTCGTTATCTTTTAGCGTGGCGTTTCTTATCTTCCAGTTAACAATCTTGGTAATGATGGAAAAATAACGCTTGGTTAACTGCTCACTTGACATTTCTAAGCTTAAAAATAACCCTTTGCCCTGTTGTTTAGCAAACTCATACATAAGCGATAAGGCTAGCGCTGTTTTACCTTGCCCAGGTCGTGCAGCCATTACAATAAAGTCGCCCGCATTCCAACCCCCTAGAATCCTATCTAATGACAGCCACCCGGTAGACTTTCCCGTTATCCTATCGCCGCGCTTAATGGCCTCGGTTATGTTGTCGACCATGGCAGCGCTCAGTTTATGGATGCTAACTGGGTCGTGTATGGTTGTGAAACGTGAATTATCCAATAGCGTTTGAATGCTTGCCATTAACTCGGTAAGCGGTAATGTTAAATCTAATTGCCCCAGGTCCTCAATCAGTTGTTTTTGTAAGTAACGGTGTTCTAATTGTGGGATGTAGTCGCTAATGTTGGCCACATTGTAGACGTTTTGCCCGATGAAAATAACCTTAACACGATCGTCATGGCTCATGCCTTCCGTTAGGCTCATGTAGTCTATTGGCTCGTTCTCAAAGTATTTTTTAATCATGCGGTCCACCACTGTGCGGTTTAGCTTATTAGCAAACCATGCCGGCTTAATCCTTGGCAGCAATGCCCGGGTCTGTTCGTAAAATAGGAGCTGTCCTAATATGTATTCTTCGAGGTTATTCATATTGGTTTGGGTTAAACATTTGTCTTTGCTTTACTGGTTGGTCTGCTTTACTTATCCAAAAATCTGCGGCCGACTTCCAATTTGTTATCTTGGTTTTATTTCGCATCCAGTTGGCGCTGTCGTAATAATTGTAAAACGCTAGCGCTTGCTCTTTGCTCATTTTGGCGTTAGCAAAGTAGTCAATGACTTGTTTTTTTTGCGGCGCAGCCCATAAAACATTATCCTTATCATTCCCATTTACATTATCATTATCATTATCATTTACATTAGGTTCGGTTTCGGTTATGGTTTGGTTATGGTTTGGTTTGTGTTCGGTTATGGTTTGGTTTTTTGGTCGGCCTCCTTTGTTGCCATTTGTATAGCGTTTTTGGTTGGCATCTAATTGGGGTTTTATGAGCTTAAACACCGTTGAAACCACCCCTGTTAATTTGGGCTCTGTTTCGTCTAGACTGTAGGCAAAAATTGCATTATATGCCTGGGCTTGTTGCTCAATGGGCAAATCTTGGATAGCCTCATAAAATGAGCGATAAAATACAATGCTGTCTCTCATGGCTCAACTTTCCAATCTGCTCAATATGTGCTGCTCATGGTAAAACTCAAACCCTTTGTTAAACCATTCCTGATGCGCGCGCTTTTCAGCATCTAGGCATTCATTTCGCAGCTGCAATGCCGAGGTTAAAAGTTGATCGTCGTTGATGGCATTACGGCCATACGCTGTTAATAGTTCTAGCATTTTCTGTGCATAGGTTTCGACTGGTGTTTTTTCTGTGTTCATAGGTTTTCTATTTCTTCTTTAACTTCTTCAAAATAATCTCTTGCGCTAAGGTATTGCATCCCATAAGGTCTTAATTTAATTACATCAAGTATCTCATCAACTGCAATCAGCGCGCACGCTATTGCCTCATTTCTCATCTGCAAGCCGACCCCGTCAAACTTATTGACTAGATCCAGCGCTTTCTCTTTCGGTGTCATATCAATTTCTCGTTACCCTCCCCCAACTTAATAAACCCTGAATCCTTCGTTGATCCAGTCGCGCGGATAAAATCAATTTCAATCTTTGCTGAGTTTATAATTACCTGCCCGACGTCGGCCATTGCCTTGGCTGTTGCTATGTCAATATCGCCCTCTTTTAGGCGTTCTAAAGTTTCAAAAAGGTGATCTCTTAAATCGTTAATTTTATTGCGTGCCATTTTTTTCTAATTGGTTTATTTTACGTGTGATTGATTTTTTAATGTGTATAACTTGCTTAATCGGCTCAGGCAAATTTTGGATGCTATTTTGTAGCATGTGGGCCTTTCTGTCTATTAACATCAAATTCTCTATGCAGATATTTTGACGGTTGCCATCAATAAACCGCACAAACTTTCCGGCTGGTATTTCGCCGTGATGCTGTTTGTAAAGTAGCACATGCACAAACTCAAAGCCGTTTTCTGTCTTTTCTACCAAATAGCCATCCCTGGTACTACGGTGACCGATTGGTTTCGTGTTGTGTGGTGTTTGCCCTTTCTTAAATTGGGTTTCAACGCCGCCGATTTGTAAGCCTTTCATTCCTTTGTTCCAAGACTTCATACCTTTTTGGAATTGGGTGCGTTCATGGCCCTTGTATGTGTCTTTATAGTGTTGTAAAAGCCATTCAGCATTCTTATGCAATCCGACCTTGTTAGCACGGTTATAAACTTGGGCAATTTCGCAGTTAAAAACCTTGGCTAAATCCTTGCAAAGCGTCGTTGGGTAAAGTTGTCGCAGCTGCTCGGTTTCCGCTTCTGTCCATCGTTTCCGTTTCATTCTTTCAACGCATAAGTTACATGGATGTCGTGGGCTTTCTCGCCTAAAATTGTCTGCTTAAACGCTTGTTTCATTGCCTTCACCCAGTTTGCCTGCGGGCTGCCGATTTGTGCAACAAACTGCTGCACTTCTGGGCGCTCAAAACTGCGGTCTGTGTGTTCTATTTCGATTGTGATTATAAAGGTTTTCACGCTTTCACCTCCTCAATTTCAGCCAATTCAACCTCTTCGATTATATCTACTTCGTCGGCTAGTTCAGCCAGCACATCGTAATATAACTGCGTTTCGTGTTTGTAGCCAAGTTTCAAATAATTCTCAAACTGATCTGCGCCGTGAATGCCTGTCGAATGATCCTTACACAGAAACCCCGCAAGCTTTGACCATTGTATTTTCATCTCATAACGGCCAACGTAAAAAAACAACTGTCGCCCGATCACATAATTGCGCCTACGCTGTGGGCTTACTAATTGCCCTGGTGTTATGTCACACACCCTGCAGACTGCTTTGCATAAACGCGACATGTTGCGAGGCTGTGGCTTTTTCCAATCAATAAGCGGGTTAATTAGTTCGCCCTTCAGTTCGGTAATTTCACGCTCGTGCTTCTGTATTAAGGTTTCTAGGTGACGCTCTAAATACGCCACCTTTTGCCTGCACTTTGCGTAAGCGAGTAAGTAGTTAGTTTCCAGTTCCATTTGCTTTGCGCTTAGCTCTCCATGCTTTTTTGTACTCGCTATTTTTTCTTTTCGCCTCGCCTGCTTTCCATAGCTCGGCCCTCATCTGCTCCATTTCATGAGCGTGCTGCATCATAGCCCTAGTTAAATCGTCGCTCGTTTCGTGGGCAACCTTGGCCCAGGTCTTTGAAACATCTTGCACGCTTCTAAGCTCAGCGCGTAGGTCCATAATGGTTAAATTGTAGTCGTGGGCCCTGCGGCTCTCTTCTTTGTACATTCCTTTCAGCCCCTTAATGTGAGCCATTTGCGCTTTGATTGTGCCAATGCTTACGATGGCAGCCAATGCGATGCTGGTGTAAAATATGTAGATCATAGTTTTTTGTTTTTAACGTTGTCAAATTCTAAATATAACGCCCTTACTGTGCTTGGGCTTCTGCCTAGGCGGTCGCCAATGGCTTGCCAGGTCTTGTTAAAATCATCACGAAGCACAGCCACAGCCCAAATCATTGGAATAGTGTTTTTATAGTAGGTTTTTTTGGTCATTTTATTGGCTATCTATAAAGGCTGCGTAATCTCTAGCATCCTTTTCGTTTTCAAAGGTGGCAAGCAGTTCGCCTGCATAATATACCCGCCATTTGGATATAAAGTTAATCGTCGCCTTCACTACTGTTGCCTTCATACTTATATCCCACATAAGATTTTAACTCGTCTACACCTGATCTGTACAGACCCTCATAATACTTTTGCCCACCGGCTTGCCCTCCAGCTGCGTTATAGGCCTCAATAATCACGTCGGCCTCTTCTTGCAGTCGTTTGTGCAGTTGCTTTAACGCCGCCGCTATTGCATCGCTAGCCCGCAAGTTTTTGCCGTGTCGCTCAATGAATTGGTAATGGCTCTGCAAAGCTTGCAAATCCAAAATAAGCTTTTCTATTGGTGTGTTCATTTGTCGGCCCTCCCTTTGTACATTTTGCGCTGTAGCAGCATTTGCGAAAACTCGTTAAACTCTGGGCGGTACTCATCCCGCTCAAACTTGTAGGGCTGTGCCTCAGGGGTTTCGATTCGGCGCTTACGGTTGCGCTTAATTACGTGGCTGCCGTACATCACCGCAATGGTGACAGGCGTAGCAATGATTAAATAAATGATGTCTAAACTCATAGTGTTTGTATCTTGTGAATGCAAACTAATAACATACAATTCACATAAGCAAGAAAAAAACAAAAAACTTTTACAAAAAAGTAAAGCCCCGTATTTCTACGAGGCCCTTTATGATACAGAACACCCAAGCTGTCAAACCTCGGCGCTACAAATCTACGGCATTTCTTCTATAGCCTGATCGATCTGTTTAGCCAGGCGTAAACTTTTTGGCTCGGCCCTTTCCCATCGGGTCAATAATTCGCGGTCAATACCCAGTTTATTACAGATGGCATTTAACGAAGTGCCCTTTTCGATACACTTAATTTTCCAAACTTTAACAATGTTTTCCTTATACATACCACAAATATACAAAAACATTTCGTATTTTTGCCATCATGAAAGTGAAACACATACTGTCAAAAAGCCGCTTGGACCTACTGAGAAAAGCCCCGGTCCTGTATAAACACAAATACATAGACGGCACCCTGCAAAAGGACGAAGATAGCCCGGCACTTATAATGGGCAAGGCTGTGCACTGCAGAATCTTAGAGCCGCAAGAGTTTGGCAAGCGCTACACCATTGCCCCACAGATTGACCGACGCACAAAAGAAGGCAAAGAACTCTGGCACCAGTTTGCCATTCAAACCGAAGGGCTTACCATCTTATCCAAAGATCAAGACAAGCAAATAGAAGCCATGGCAAAGGCCATTTATGACCATCCTGCGGCTGCCTATCTTTTAGCAAAGCCAGGCAAAAGTGAAATTATGGTTAACTGGCAGGACAGAACCCTAGTCGATTGCCGTGGGATCATTGACCGGTTAACTGATGACGGTTTGATAATTGACATTAAAACCACAGACGACGCAAGCCCCAAAGGTTTCGCAAGATCATGCCATAAATATCGCTATCATGTGCAAGCTGCGTTCTATTCCGACGGCGTGCCGAATAGCCAGGGCTTTTTCTTTATTGCTGTTGAAAAGTCCGAGCCGCACCTGGTCGGCGTTTATTACATGACGGCAGAAGATATGCAGCGAGGCCGTGAAGAATACCAACAAGATATTCAAACATTTATCGAGTGCGTAAAACTAGACGAATGGCCTGGCTACGGCGATACAGTGCAACCCTTAACACTTTTTAACTATGGAAAATAAAACAGAAATTACCCCCTTGTCAAACTTTGACCTTGCCCAACGTGAGGCCAAAGCCCTGAGCGCCTCCGACCTTGTGCCAACACAGTACAAAGGTAACGTTGCAAACACCCTTGTGGCCCTAGAAATTGCCCACAGAATCGGGGCCAGTCCGCTAATGGTTATGCAAAATCTGCACATCATTCACGGCCGCCCTTCATGGTCTAGCACTTTCGTAATTGCAGCTATAAACGGCTGCGGTAAATTTACCACTCTTCGCTTTGTTGGCGACTTGGCTAAGGGTATTAAAGCCGTCTGTGTAGAAAAGGCCACAGGCGAGCCCGTAGAGGGTCCTATTGTCACCATGGACATGGCCAAGGCTGAAGGGTGGGTGGACAAATCAGGCAGCAAATGGAAAACAATGCCCGAGTTAATGATGCGCTACAGAGCAGCGGCGTTTTTTGGCCGTCTCTATGCGCCCGAAATTACTATGGGCATGCACAGCGTTGAAGAAATCGTGGACATACAGCACGAAGAGCCCAACGCTGTGGCCGAGATAAACAAGATGATTAGCCCAAAGGGTTAACCAGGTCCTTGCTTTCAATTAGCGTATAACTAAAGCGGTTGCCATGCAAGGCGGCCGCTTTTTTTGCAAGCAACATAAACTCGTTGAAATCTGCAACACGTTTGAACACTTGACAGCCGTGGCTCCAGTCATCTACCCGGGCAGAATCCACACCGGCTTTGTGGATGTTAATACCAAAAACGCCCGTTTCTTTTTTATCCTCTTGATAGATCCCGTCTTTTGTAAAGTCACGATACACGGTTACAGGTCCGCATTGTTTTAATGCTTCATACTTTCCCTGGTGCAATCCGATGGCATGGCTGCCCCGGTATTGGTTTGGAACTAGGCGAGCAGTGCCGCCGCCGTTGTCGCAGGTTGCTGGCCATTCTTTTACAACCCATCCGCCGCCCTGCTTGTAGGCAACAATAAGCTTGTCGTCGAATGCGTTGGTTACTTTCTTGCCAGTGTCGCTGTTGCGCACCCCGATTATGTTCAAATTAAACTCGCCATTTTCAAAAAAGGCGTAACCCTTGGCGGCCATTGTGGCCTTTAAAATTGCTATATTCATAAGATCAAAGTTAAAATAAATGCTGCAGCGATTACATAGGTCACGCGTCTAAGTCTTATATACTTATTGTCACGCATTTTAATCTCGTTTAAAAGCTTATCCTGTATGCGCCCTTGGGTTTCTATTACTGCGCTGTCTATCTTGCGGTATTCGCGACATAGTGCAAGATTCTCACGGGCCTCTGCGCCCTTAATCAAATAGTAATTACTTGCCGCTGCTGTCGAGCTGTCTGTGCATTGCGATAAGCCGTAGCGTGGTGCCGCAGCTAGTATCGCCAGTAAGAGATATATAAAGCGTGTCATATTTTTGATTGATTACAACCTGGGTATCGTGCAGCGTTTTGTATTTCAGTTTTAATTGATAGATCGTGTCGAGCTCCTTGTCGATTACACGAATAGCCGGACCATGCACGAGGCGCTCTATCTTTGGAACTGCGTACTCAACGTACAGAATGCCGCCTACAAACAGCAGAACAAACAGTAAAATAGTTAAACTATTCTTCGTCATTCTTTTTGCCGCTGAACTTGTCAACTGATGTGAAACCTAGGGTTAAAATAGTTACCCATTCAACAGCTGCTACCAATTCCTTACTAGGTGCAATCTCTTGCGGGCTCATGCTGTTGTGCGCCATAGTTCCAAACAGAACAAACGCGCCAATGATTCCCACAAAACGCTTGCTGCTTAACTGGCCGTTGTCGCCCTTAAAAATCTCTAATAGTTTTTTCATGTTATCTACCTTGGCCGCGATACCTTTTCGCGGGTTTGTTATTCTTAGAATGTACGCCCTTGTTTTTTCTCTTGGGCTTTGGTTGCCAACTTGCCGATGCTGTGCTTTTCGCCTTTGCCATTTTACAAGCCGTTAAGTTTTAACATATTGTTTATACTCAGCGTGTCAACTATTGGCTCGCCTTTGGCTGGCATTGTTGTATCTACTCCGCTGTAAACCATTCGCGCAGCGTAAACCTCGGCCTTAGCCTCAGCAGCTACAACTGCCTGCTTTAACTCTTCTTTTTCCGCCACCTTGCTCTCTACCATTTTCTCACCCATTTCGTGTGCCTGAGCAGTTGCAACAGACGCCTCTTGTAGATGGCTGCTAATTTTTTGTAGCATTAAGTCTACCTCATCCACTGGCACGGCTTTGCTCTTTGGCTGTGGAACTGCGACAATAGCAACAAATAACGAGGCGGCAAAAATCAAAGTAAAATGTTTCATAGTTTTCTCATTGTATTCATTATACGAATTTCGGTAATAGCAGCAGCAAGGGCGCTGTCGGACTTTTTAAGGGCGTAGCTTAGTCGGTCAATCTTTAAATCTAGAGCGTCTATTTTCTGGTTACTCTTTTCAATCTGCTCTTTATACCCTGAACGAAGGTCGACATACAAATAGCTAACAGCCAACAGCATACAAAAAGCCACGGCAGCAATCGGGTTTTTACGAAATTGGTCAAAGCTAACAGGTAGCGCATTGGGTTTTACTTTTGGCGTAGTCATTATTTAATACTTGTTATAGGCTCAGGTAGTTTACAATAGTCCGACTCTGGGAACTTGGCGCAGTAGCCTTTTAAATATAGGCTGTCATCACCGCTAAAAGTGTGAATCCCCATCGGGTCGGGCCACACCTCAAACGGGGTAAACTCTGCGGGTGGTTCGGTGTAAAACAAAATGTCCACCGCCCATTTGTCGGACTGCTTTGTACAAACGGGTTTGTCATCCACTTGCCCCCACTCTAAACAAATAAATCCAATTTCAACGACTGCACAATCAACCCAACTTTGGACTTTCGCCCCGTCGGGAGTGGTTGTAGTTGTTTCTATTAACTTGCGAAGGGTTGCCCATTGTGTAGGGGTGAACTCGAACTTCAAAAAGGTTTTCATTTAGATAGTTGTTAAGGATGCAAGTTCTGCGTTTGTTAGGCGGGTTGGGAAAAGGGCGACTTGGTTGTAAATTCGACTTGATAAGTTATTTGCCGTTGTATTGTAGTTAAAATCAAATTGACTTGTAGTCGGAACAGTTCCACTTGAATCGGTTGCTATTTGTGTGCCATTTACATAAAATGCAAAATCATTTGCTTTGTATGCAAGTGCCAATTTATAGCGTGTACCTACTGAAAAAGTAAATGATTGACTAATAAATTGAGAAGTAGCATTTGCTACCTCCGCAACAATTTTAAAAACATTATCCGTATAAAGACCTATATAAGTACCCCCTGTGCCTAAAAATGCAATCCACTTTGCAAGTTCATCGTATCCCTTAAATTCAAAATCCACAAACAACACCCCCTCCGTCTGCCCAATCAAACTACTAATCCCCGTCTTGCTACAAGCATCCGCCACCCTTGTTGCTGTTGCTGATGTGGTGGGGATGTAGGATGTGGGGTAAGATGACGCTTCGACTTGTGCGCCATAAAAATACATAGTTCCCGCAGATGTTTGGTCGAGTAAATAAATGCCATAATTTGTACCCGTTGCCCCCGTTGTAAATGAAACAACAACACGAACCCAATCACTTGTACTTGTTTGAGAAATATAGGAAGTTGGTGCAACTACATTCACTCCCGCATCAAAATTATATACGCGGTATTTTGCATCGCTGGCAGTTCCTTTTTTTACATAAAAACTGAATGTGTAGGATGTGCTTGTACTTAAAACAACACCTTGCAATAATTCACCCCCCGCAGTTGCCGTCGATAAATCCGCGTTTTGCGTTCCATCGGGCGATGTCGTATTATTTGCCGTTATTGTTACATTTGATTTTGACCAAGCCGCGTTGTCAAATTGCTCACTCCAAGTCAACAAATTCGTACTCTGCTTCTCCAACAACAAACTAGGACACCCGCCCCCGCCATTTTGATAAGTTAGGCGTGGTACATTTAAGCGGTCGGTAGTGGGAAAATAGGGTTTGGCGGTTGAGCCTTCATTGACTTGTGCATTTTGAATATACACATAATCTCCAGCACTTATACCACCCCCATTCAAAAGTTGTGGCGCAATTAAAAATCCATATGTTGGGGCGGTTGCTTGTACAGTAACTACAATATAATACCACCCATTTCCTACGGAGGTAATTGAGCCACTAAAATAAGAAGGAGTGCTATTTGTTACAATTGTTCCATTAGACAAATCAAATTGCATTCCAATTCCATAACCCCCAACAATTACAGAAAATTTATTTGTACTTCCAGCCTTTACATAAATTGATTGAGTGCGTAAAATTGAAAAACTACCTTCATAAATATAAGCATCAGATGCGGTTGCCTCAAGTTTTGAAGCATTCAAACTCCCGTCATACCCAGTTTGTCCACCCGTTATAGTTGCACTATTTTTGCTCCATGCCACATTGCTAAAAGTGTTTGAATATGTCAATAAATTCCACGGGCAAACCTCAACCAATCCCGCCGAATTTACTCGCGTTCCGTTGGATGCACGGGTTAGGGCGAGGTCTCCGCTGCCGTCAGACGGAACTACGCTGTAAACGGTGTCTTCTTTATACCCACTGGGTACCATAACTAGGGACGCCTGATTTAATAAGTCGCTCATTTTTATAAGTTGTTAAGTTTTCTAAGTAAGCAGCCGATGCCTTCGTAATAGCCACCGTCCGCAGTTACACGCGCTTTATACAACTTAACCAGAGCCCAGCCCTGACCTTTATAAGCTGTCCCTCGCGTGCCAATTCCGAGGTTTTGAGATACTAGCATTTTAGTAACCGATTACAGAACCAGAACTAATAACGAAGCCAGTAATTTTATTACCCTTACCCGCTGGCAAATATGCCCCTTGCTGGAAAGTAACGCCGCTCATTCCGCGGGCGCTCAATACATTGGTAGCCGTGCCGTTCTCTTGGGTTACGGTAAAAGAAGTAAATACAGTGTCCTCGGTAGGTACAACTGCGTCATAACTAACTGAGGTAACTGTTGCAGCCGCGTGGTATTTAAAACCCTGCGAGCCTGCAATAATGTCTGCGCTTGCTTGTGCCATAGTACCCGCAATTTACAAACACATTAAAAGCAAGGTGTTAACAAATTAAACGCTGCTAATAATATACCACTGGGAGCCGTCGCTTATAATTGTCTTGCTGCCGTATTGTGAATTTATAGTAGTTGTACTTGAGCCGTTTATATTATACGCGCCGCCGCTTATAGTCACTACATGCGGGTTAGCTTTTTTAATAAAATAGTATTTTTTGCCTTTGCTCTCTGTGGCGTTTGGCAAGTTTACAGTTACATTGCCGTCAGCAGTATTACAAATAATTAACTCGTAGCCGTTTGTTATTGTGTGCGTTCCGTTGGTGTATACCACAGAGGCGTTATGCTCTTGGAGGTGCCAAGACATCTGCTGTGCTGCATTGTCAAAA